TGGGTACATTTTGTTTGCGTGTATTGCCGTTGCGTGGTCAAATGATTTACCTTTTGATTTTATAAAGTCTGATATACTTACCCACCTCATATCAAGTTTGTTTCTTAATATATGACAAAGTAAAGCCCTATGCTCAACATATTCAGTTTGTCTTGTTTGTTTGTATATATCTATGCCAGTTAATGTAATAAGTAATTCACTTACTTGTTCTGGTGTTTCTAGTATTGTTGGTATTGTGTTGTAATTCATTTACTTTGTAGTTTTTGTATGTATAAAGTTGCATCCATAAGTTCTTCTTTTAGGTGCTGCAAAAAATCATCTTTGTTATTGTCTTGTAGTGTTGTTTTGTATTTGTCTATTCCTACACAACTTCTAATGTCAAATTCTCTTTTTAAATCTTCTACTATTTTATCTGGTTTACTATTAAACCTTTTTTGTTTTTGTTCGTTTTGGTATTTGTATCTTTCTGTTAAACTCATACTTCTTATATCTTTCATATTAAAACATTGTTAATTGTTGTTGATGTTGTTTAAGTCTTTTCATTGCTGCGTTGTAATACTCTGCATCTAACTCACAAGCGGTTAAATCATAACCTAAATTATGGCAAGCTAAAGCTATTGAACCACTACCTAAATGTGTATCTAGTATTTTGTCTCCCTCTTTTGCGTAATTCATTAAAAGCCATTCGTAAAGTTTTACAGGTTTTTGTGTTGGGTGTAATTTACCTCCATTTCTATTATTACATCCCATTGCTCCTCCCCTAGACAAATCAAAACATCTTATTGTTTTATGAAAACTAGTCCAAGCTATTTCAGCATCCGACATTGTAAAATCTCTTTGTACTTTATTCCATATTAAAAAACATTGAGAGGGTTTTTTAATTTTATCTATAAAATAGTTTCCCCCCCATATTATTTGGTTTTTTGATACTCTAAATAATTCGTTAAAATACTCTTGTTTTGGAGTTTCATTATCCCATTCTGTTTCTCTATATTGTTTAAAACCCTGCTTTCCTTTATTTGCGTTCATTGCCTTATCTATACCAATACCATAAGGAGGGTCTACTATAGCAAGGTCAAAGTAATTATCTTTATACCTTGCCATTAGCTGCATATTATCTTCGTTTGTTATTTGCATTTCTTTTTATATTAAATTCAACTAAAGACAGTTCCATTAAAGGTTTAAACCTCGCAATAGATGTTGCTGCTGGGTGGTCTGTTTTTGCAAGTTTAGCATATTCTTTAAATAAGAAATCTAATGCCTTGTAATCATTATATGCTTTTGTAAATGCAATGTTTATCATTTCCCTCACACAATATGCTTGGATATTTGTTTTACCATATTCACTGACAAGTTTTGATATTTTTTCTATAAGGTAAATTGAAAATTTATAATTTTTAACAACACCTCCACCTTTCTTGAATTTCTTTCTTGTGTTCCAGAAAAACAAATTAACTACATTACCAACTGATATGTTATTTGAGTTTTTTAAATAAGCATCATAAACTATACTGTAATCTTGTGAATTAGTTGAATAGGCTTTTAAATAGTCTAATGTGTTCCAAGCTTTGTTACCGTTGTTTAAACTTATTATTGCTTCTAAATGTTCTGCTTCTTCTTCTGTATCAACCCAATTAACTATATAGGCTGGTATTGTTTTTTGTGATAATAGTTTTGCACTTTCAATTCTATGATGCCCCTCTATAACATCTCCTCTTGATGATATAACTATTGGCATCATCCAACTAAACTCATTTAATTTTGATTTAAAGTTTTCTGCGTGTTTTAAAACTTTATCTCTGTTAACTGTTGCCATTTTTAATTCACTTATTGGGTAATAAGCGTTGTACTCTCCTCTTTTAATTTCTTGTGTATTCATCTGTTTTGGTTTTAATTATTAATATTTATTTTTATTCAGTTCTTAATTTTAAAAGGTGATAGCACTCAACAAATTTTTGTCTTGCCTTGCCTTTGTATTCTTGTTTAAATAATTCGTATAGCTTTCTTGTGTATTGGTATTTTGTTTCACAATCTTTTAAATACTTACCAGCAAACACCTTACCTTTACCTTTAAAGTAGTTTACATTATCAGCAGTATCACCAATTATAAATTGCTCATATAAATTGTACATAGCTTCTTCTTCTGATATATCTAATATCTCTTTATGCTTGTAGTGATAGTTGTACATCAAGCAAGGAAACTGTTTGTAGTCTTTATCAATTGATACTATCATTACCTCATCTCTACCTATATCATCACTAATCTGCTTCCAGTACCTTGCAACCATATCATCTGTTTCTACACCGTAACCCCAAATACTATCGTAGTGGTCTTTTACAAATTGGTGCATTTCATTTAATAAAGGTGGCAGTTCTTGTTTCTTTCTGTTGGCTTTGTACTTTGGTGTGATTAGTTTTCTAAAGTTACCCTTTGAACCACTAAAACAAAGCACTTTATCTATGGTGTATTTTTCTTCCAAGTCATTTACAATCTTCATATACTGCTGGTCAAACTTATTTCTTGCATCAGCTATATCTGTGTAGTACTTTTCATCATCTGGTGTTTCTCTTTTACGATAGCAACTTGCAAAAATTAAACTATCTGCATCTACTAATAAAATCATAATGCTTTTTTAATCATTTCAAGGTGCATTTCTTGCATCTTCTTTTGTTCTTTAGTTACCATACTAATTATACTTGGTAAATCCCTAAAAAGCTGGTCTACATTCATTACAAGTGTTTTGTCATCATCGTAACCAAAATAAAACTCACCATCACTACAATGCAATGTATCTGTTTCACCTATGTAAGTATGTGTTCTTGCATCCTCTAATTCTTGTTCTAGCCTTACAATTTTTTCCTCTAATTCTTTTACTCTGTTATCTTGTCCCATTTGTCTATTGTTATGTTAAGTCTTAAATAATTTTTATTCTTCGTTTCTTTTACTTGGTAGTTAATCGATATGTCTGATATAGATGGGTCAGCTTCTGTATAAAACTCTATTTGTTTTTTTAACTTTTCCCAAGCTGCTTCATTAACCCTCATATTAAAATGTTTGTATAATAAAAGCATCATCACCTATTGGTATAACTTGTGTGTGCCATTCAATAGCTTCTATGTTAGGAAAATCTTCTTTGTCGTATTCTTGCCAAAAATCTTCTAGGCTATCATATTCAGTGTAATCACAACATATAGCAATTACATCTAACTCTATTTCTTCACCAACGCTATCTTCATATTCTTCAAAATATTCAAATAAGGCTTTTTTAGCTGGGTAGCTAAATTGACCTTGTCTGTCCATATTATAAAATGCGTCTTGAAATTGTCCGAAAGTTATTGTCTGTTTCATCTGTTTTGTTTTTTGTAAATTAATAATAAGCAAATATAACACTATTTATCTTATAAACAAAAAATTTTATAACTTTTTTTTAAGAAAGATTGATATTTATTCTAACCGCCTGATTTTCAGTAAGCAAATAAACGTCTTTTAATAGTCGTTTTTTTGTCCACATTGTAGTATCTGGGCAGTATTTTTTTACTGGCTTTGGCATATCTAAATTATCCAACCAATACATAAAATTTCCTTTAGGGTCATTAACAAAAAATAACCTAACAACACCATCAAGTGCCATTAAGCTATCGTATTTATCTTTTTCAATTAATTTATCTTCATAGTGCTTATTTCTAAATTTCATTTCTATAACACAGTCCTTGCCTTTTGGGGTTTTACCTTTTGCATCATATCTTGAATAACCATCACCACAATGTTCTAACTCCCAGCCATCAAGATTAAGTAAAAAGACAACCGCTTTTTCCCATTCATTTATTTTTTTAATTCCCATTATTCCAAATTACATTTAACTGCTTAATCCATAGCTTTATTTTCTTCGGGTTACAAGTGCAAGGTTTGTGGTATTTATGATTATAGTACTTTGCGTGTAACTGGCATATAAGTTCAAACTCATTACCTTGTAAAGTGTTCTTTGGTTCTGACCTGAAGTCACTCCAGCTTTCAAAATCTTCTTTAGTAAATTTTACCATCTATCAATTTTTATTTCGTTTAACTTTTTTCTTCTGTTGTTGCAATTACATTTAGTACCTCTTAACTTATGGTATTTATCTACTAGGTATTTAATACCAGTATATTTTGTAATGTAATAAATAATGTTACCTAGTTTCATAATAATTTTTTTAATTTATTCTTGACTTTGTTATATGTGTTGTAAAGTGAGTAGTAATGTATTAAACTTTTGCGTGAAAATTCTGCAATGCTTTCGCCCTCATTTATTATTTCAAATACTTTTCTATCATACCAAAACATTCTTGATAGTTCTTCTTGTATTTTATCATATGGTTCTTGATAGTTTACATCTGATGTGGTTAAGTGTATGTCATCCATAGAAACCA